AGGTGATGCTGTTTATACAGACTATGTAGCTTTTGGCGTATTGTCACCAGATGATGTTCAAATATCAACTAGACTTAATGATGGTACAACAGCACATGTGGACTCAACTCAAGCAACGGCAGCAAGTGGTAATCATAGATTCCAAGTTACGGTAACTTCTGCTGGTGTTGTAACATTCGCTCACATCGGTGCTGCTGTTATGAGTGCAGGTACTTTAGCTGCACCAAGCACAACAAAAGCATTTACTTTTGACGATGGTGATGTGGTGGTTCCTTATTTAAGTATTTTAAGTACAAACGCAGATTCTGCAATACACTTAAAAGCTATTAAAATAACTCGTACACCTGGAATTAGTTACACAGACTAATATCTAACTATATAGTGGGGTTTCGGCCCCACCTTTTTATAAGGAGATTAATATGGCAGGTTTATCAGATGTACGGGCTCTAACTATAAGTGATGAGAACGCAGCAGATGCAGATAGATTAGTTACTGCAGCTAGACCTAATACAGCCGCAACAATGGCAAATACTACATTTGCTGGAGGAGCCGCAAGGAACGTAACAGTAACTACAGCTGGTACTGGCGATAATACTAAAACAAACACTATTGTTGGAACGGATGTTTTTGGTGATGCTTTAACAGAAGTTATTACATCTACTGGTTCTGCTGAAGCTGTAGCAGGCGAAAGTTTATTCTTAACAGTCACATCAGTTACTAGCTCTGCACAGTTTGCGGGTAACATAACAGTTGGTTCAGGATCTTTATGTGCACAAGCCGTTGAAGATTCTAACAGAGTAAGATTAAAAGGAATGTCTGTAGTATCAGGTGGCACAGCAGGTGATGTTGAGTTTATAAACGGTACACCCGAGAGTGGCACAACATTGTTTAAATCAAGAACTATAGGTACAGCAAACACAACTAAAGATTTTACTATACCTTCTGAAGGTGTTTTATTTGATGGCGGTGGTTCTGTTAGGTACACTGTAGATGTTGCGGATAATATAACTATATTCTACGCATAGAGGTAGGTATGGCGACAAAAGGTACAATGAAGGGTCACACCATAGGCGGTGGGCAAAAAAGACCTACTAAGTCTGGCGCTGGTATGACCGCTAAAGGTGTTGCTAAATACCGTAAAGATAACCCTGGATCTAAATTAAAAACGGCTGTTACTGGCAAAGTTAAAGCTGGTAGTAAATCTGCAAAAAGACGTAAATCGTACTGTGCACGTAGCGCAGGACAAATGAAGCAGTTTCCAAAAGCTGCAAAAAACCCAAATAGTCGTCTGCGCCAAGCACGTAAGCGATGGAAATGTTAGGAGAATAAAATGGCACAGTTAACAACAAAAGAAATGTTAGCAAGGAATAAAGAACGTAACCCTATAAAGCAACCTGGCGATAGGACAATTACAGGGAACAGAGACATGAAAGGTGGGAAGCGAGATCCTATGACTATGTCTGAAAAAAATACGCTTCAGTTAAGCAAGATAGCAAGTGATGCTAAGAAATCTGCAAAAATGAGTGCCACAGAAAAATCAACTAGAGGTCAAAAAGCTGCCCCTAAAAAGAAAGCTCCTGTTGTAACACCTAAAATGTTAAAAGATGCTGGGTTTCCTAATAACTCTGGTGGTTTAAGAGATTACATGAACTTTAAATCAGGCAAGACTCGTAAAGGTGGTGGAAAAGCAGTAAGAACAGAAGCGTTTAAAAAGAAGAACCCTGCTGGTGCTGGAGCTGATTTTAAAGCTGGTGGCAAAGTTAAAAAAATGATGGGTGGTGGTATGGCTAAAGGCACCATGATGAAATACAGAGGTGGTGGCATCGTTCAGCAAGGCGCACGCCCAACTAAATACATCTAGGAGGTCGCGATGGGCAGCACAGTAGTTAAAAAAGGCAACACAATAACGTCTAACATAAATGCTAGAAGTAAAAAAACGAAGGCTGAGTTAGACGCTATTAAAAATAAAAAATCCATACTAGACGCTAACAAAGCTGCTGACCAAGCATTTAAAGATATGGATGCTGACATTGCGAATAAGAAAAAAGAAAAAAACGATTTTTCTAAAATGAATAAAACTGATTTTTCTAAAATGACAACAGAACAGCTACTGGAGTTACATCGGAGACAAAGAGACTTAGGAAGCACCTCTGCAACAAAAAATTTTAAAAAAGGTGGTATCGTCCGCAGCGCAGGGTTAGCTAGGAGAAAACGATAATGCGATCTTATTATAAAGCAGGTGGCTCTGTAAAAAAGAAGAGTAAGAGCAAAGTTAATGAGTCTGGTAACTATACTAAACCTTCCTTACGTAAAAGCATATTTAATAGAATAAAAGCTGGTGGTAAGGGAGGAAATCCTGGTCAATGGTCTGCACGTAAAGCTCAGATGATGGCTAAAGCTTATAAAAAAGCTGGTGGAGGTTACAAGAGCTAATGGCTTTAAAGAAACCGCAAAGAAGCTTAAAGGCGTGGGGTAAACAAAAGTGGCAAACCAAAAGTGGTAAACCTAGTACACAAGGGCCAAAAGCAACAGGCGAGCGTTATTTACCTAAAAAAGCAATTGAAGCTTTATCTAGTAAAGAATACGCAGCCACTACGGCTAAGAAGCGTAAAGCAACTAGAAGCGGAAAACAAGTGGCTAAACAGCCAAAAAAGATTGCACGAAAGACGAAGTCTTATAGAAAAGTCACGTGAGTGGGAAAGAGATAAATAATGGCATCATCAGGTACTACTGCATTTGACATGGACTTTACAGAGATAGCTGAAGAAGCTTGGGAACGTGCAGGCAGAGAAATGCGTTCAGGTTATGATTTAAGAACTGCTCGTAGGTCTATGAATTTAATGACTATTGAGTGGCAGAACCGTGGCATTAACATGTGGACTATAGAAGAAGCCACACAAGCTGTAATTGCTGGCACATCACAATATACTTTACCTGCAGATACAATAGACCTTCTTGACCATGTTATACGTACAAACGCTGGTAACTCTAGTACACAGTCTGACCTCACCATAAGCCGTATAGGCGTAAGCACTTACGCATCAATTCCTAACAAGCTAATATCAGGTAGACCTATTCAAGTATGGGTCGAGCGTTTAGCCGCAGCTCCAAGGATAAACCTTTGGCCTGTGCCTGACACTAGCTACACTTTTGTGTATTACAGAATGAGAAGAATACAAGATGCAGGCAATGGCGTAGAGACCGCTGATATGAGTTTTCGTTTTTTACCTTGCCTAGTAGCAGGTTTAGCGTATCATATAGCCATGAAAGTGCCTGAGTTCGTAGATAGAATTACTATGTTAAAGACAGCATACGATGAGCAGTATAATTTAGCTGCTGGAGAAGATAGAGAAAAAACCTCGGAACATTTTGTTCCCCGTATCAGTAGGATTTAGTTATGTCAAATAAGTTCTCAAGTAGTAACAAAACGTTAGCTGAATGTGATGTCTGTGGATTTAGATATAAACTAAGAGATTTGCGTAGTTTAGTTGTACGAGGTAATGACACTAACTTAAAAGCATGTATGGAGTGTTGGAGTTCCGACCACCCACAGAATAGACAAGGTATGTTTCCTGTGCACGACCCACAAGCTGTACGTAATCCAAGACCTGACTTTGCAGGATATGCAACGAGCAGAGCGCAAATATACTCAGGCTCTGAGTTTAATAAATTAAGTTTTGTTGCCACTACAGCTGTAGGGCAAGTAACAGTAACCACTTCGTAAGGAGAAGAATATGAATAGATCTAATATGGGTAAACAAGTTAGCACACCTGGAATGAAAAAACCAAAAGGTTATGCCCCTGGTGGTAGCGTACCAAAAAACATGAAGGGTTTTTCTAAATTGCCTGAAGGCGTTCAACAGAAAATGAATCCAGATATGGCTGAAAAATATAGCGGTGGTGGCTTAATCAAAGGTAAAGTAAAAGCACGAGGTGCAGGCATAGCTACGCAAGGTTACTCTTTTAAGGTGTAAATTATGAACTATACTAATTTAAAAGCAAATGTAGAAGAAATATGTGAACAGACGTTTACAGCAAATCAACACGCTCTGTTTACACAACAGGCAGAACAGAAGATATTTAATTCTGTAGACTTACCAGCTATGCGTAATGTTGATACTAGTAATTTAACTGCGGGTAACGAGTTTTATACTACACCTGACGGGTATTTACACACTTATAGTTTAGCTATAGTAAACAGTGACACACAAACTTTTTTATT